ATCAAGGAAGACCCCTTGAATTACTTATTCAAGGTAATCATTTAGAGTGTTACTCTTATGATTTGTCTTCTGCGACGGATAGACTCCCTCTTGCTTTGCAAGAGTCCATTCTAGCCTGGTTTCTGGGTGAGAAGGTTGCGCGACTGTGGGCCACCCTACTGGTTGGAAGGTCTTATGACATCCACCGTAGGACCGCTAAAGAACGGGGTCTGAATCCGACAACTGTTCTTTATGCTTGTGGACAACCTATGGGCGCGTATTCCTCTTGGGCCATGCTGGCTCTGACTCACCATTTCTGCGTGCAACTTTCAGCTGCTCGTGTTTATGGTTGGAACAGTGCCTGGTTTACCAAGTACGCTCTATTAGGAGACGATATTGTCATCGCTGACAAACTCGTTGCGCATAAATACCTGGAATTAATGACAAAGGAACTCCATGTAGAGATCCAGGAGACTAAGTCTCTTGTTTCTTCAAATGGAACCTTTGAATTCGCAAAACGGACTGTAGTTCGTGGCGTGGATGCTACTCCCATATCTGTAAAAGGATACCTCGCTGGTATGCGAAATCTCGCAACCTTTGAGGGGGTACTAGCAAAAATACCGGGTATCTGGGAAAATAAGCTTAGCTCAATTCTCAGATCTTGCGGCTTCGGGTATAAGGCTCTTGGATCCCTACAGGGATGCTTAAAGTCAAAAACTCGTCTTCGAGGATTGATAGTTTTCCTGAAGAGACCTGGTGGCCTACTGTCCAGTCGATTTATCGATTGGGTTAGTATGGATACACCGGCGATCAGAGGGGCTCCCATGACACTTGAGTGCGCAGGATCAGTCCTGCAATCAATGGTCGAATGGGTGGACGGTCAAGTTAAAGGTCTGTTGAACAAAAGGATTAAATCCTTTTCAAAGTCGTCTGGAGCCGGTTGGGTACCAACCCTTCCGTTTCCTACACGTACTCTGTTTGACTTATACCAGAAATTGGTCCTAAGACCGATCTCGGTTGACCTGATGAACGTAGCCGCCGAACTTGAAACCTTAATTTTAGAGGTACAAGGTAGCCCAATGGGTGATGTTGCTGAACTCGAAGAGTTCTTCAACAGGCTAGATAAGGTCATGGAAAAGGCCTCTGCCTTACCAAAAGACGCCCGAGTCGCGCGCTGTGCAGGCGAGAGCCTGCACGTACCACGGTCTGACAAATCTGTTGGACTGTGGCAGCGATATCGACGCCTGATCAAGAAGGACTAGTGATAGTCCTGTCCTAGTAATAGGGCATTTTCTGGTACAGGACCCTAGAGGGACACGGTTAGCTACCGGAGTTCCTTGGATACAAATGAACCCAAAGGAGTGGCTTCGCTAACTAATGGATGGGGCCCCAAGCCTCTGAAGTTATAGATCGATGTTATGATACTCGCTTAGCGAGTTGATTAACCAAAATTGAATCAAGT